TACATTATAAAATAAACCACAAACACTTTTAATAGAGGAAAAATCAAATGCAAATGTTCAACGGTGAACAACTGCAGGAGAAGTGGGCACCATTACTCGATTACGAAGGCGCTGAGAAAATCACCGACTCGCATCGTAGAATGGTTACCGCAGTTCTCCTGGAGAACCAAGAAAAGTTTTTAAATGAGGAAAGAAACTTCCTCTCCGAGGCACCTACCAACGCAGCTAATGCTGGTGGCGCTTCAGGCGGTTTCGGTGGCGGTGCAACCGCTTCGGGTCCAGTTGCAGGTTTCGACCCTGTTCTGATCTCCCTGATCCGTCGTTCTATGCCTAACCTGGTCGCTTATGACCTTGCTGGCGTACAACCAATGAACGGTCCTACTGGACTCATCTTCGCAATGCGTTCACGCTACACCAATCAGTCTGGAACAGAAGCACTGTTTGATGAAGCAGATACCGCATTCTCTGGTCAGAATGATGGTGGCGATCTGGAGCAAGGTCTCTATACCGCCCAAGCATCTGACGGCGCTTCTGTTGGTTTCGGTACTGCCGCCCAGAAGACAAACGAAGCTGGCACTAACCCTGCACTCCTTTCCAACCAAGCTGCTAACCAACTTGCCTACAACGTAGGTCAGGGTATGCATACTGGTGACTCTGAGGATCTTGGAGACGGTTCAGGCGACCAGTTCAACCAGATGGCATTCTCGATCGAGAAAGTCACTGTAACCGCTAAGTCCAGAGCTCTGAAAGCAGAGTACTCCTTGGAACTGGCACAAGACCTTAAGGCAATCCACGGTCTGAACGCTGAAGCAGAACTTGCTAACATCCTTAGCACTGAGATTCTTGCTGAAATCAACCGTGAAGTCATCCGTACCATCTACAAGGCTGCAGAACCTGGTGCTCAAACCAACACTGCTACCGCTGGTACTTTCGACCTGGACGTTGACTCCAATGGTCGTTGGTCTGTTGAGAAGTTCAAAGGACTTCTTTTCCAAATCGAACGTGAAGCGAACGCAATCGCCCAACGCACTCGTAGAGGAAAGGGCAACATGATTCTGTGTTCCGCAGACGTTGCTTCCGCACTCACCATGGCTGGTGTACTTGACTACACCCCCGCACTCAACGCTAACCTTAACGTTGATGACACCGGTAACACCTTCGCTGGTGTTCTGCAAGGTAAGTATAAGGTCTACATCGATCCTTATTCTGCTAACCTGCGTGCTTCCCAGTACTTCGTTGCTGGTTATAAGGGTTCTTCCCCTTATGACGCTGGACTGTTCTACTGCCCTTACGTTCCTCTTCAGATGGTTCGTGCAGTTGGTCAGGACACCTTCCAACCCAAGATCGGATTCAAGACCCGCTACGGCATGGTCGCGAACCCCTTCGCAGAAGGAACCACACAAGGACTTGGACGCATCAAGCAGTCCGCTAACCGCTACTATCGTCGCGTTAGAGTCGAAAACCTCATGTGATATTTGCCTACGGGCATTCACATTTCATCAGGGAGTCTTCGGACTCCCTTTTTTTGTCTAAATATAAGTAAATAAATAAGGCGAATGAAATCTTTCGATAGGTTTATTGAAGAGGCAGCAACAAAAAGATGTCCTACTGGAGAATACTATTGCTTCGATGATAAGAAGTGTAAGAAGATGCCTCGTGGTTTTCATGTCGGTCGTGGAGGTTATCTAGAAAAGGATAATGATTCTGAGGATTCAAATGGACCAAAGAATGGTAACTCTAATGGTGATAACAGTTCTAATGGCAATGGAAATGGTGGAAATGGAAGTGGTGGAAATGGAGGAGGAGAATGAAACCCTGGAATAATCAACTCAGCAATAGGAACTATCTGTCTCCTGTTGGATTTAAATTTACAATTACTAAAGTACCCAAAGCAGATTTCTTTTCTAATTCTGCATCGATTCCTGGTATCAACCTTGGATTTGCAGAGCAACCAACATACATGAAGAACATTCCTGTACCTGGTGATAAGTTAACTTATGCAGACTTCTCACTTCGATTCTTTGTAGATGAGAATCTGACTAATTATATGGAAGTACATAACTGGTTAAGAGGACTTGGTTTCCCAGAGAGTCTTGATGAGTTTACAGCACTTAAAGAGCAGGATAGATATAATCCATCTACTGATGCAAGAAATGCTTTAGGTGAATACTCAGATGGAAGTCTGTTTGTTTACAATAGTAATTACAATGAAGTTGCAAGAGTTGATTTCTTAGATGTATTTCCTATCAGTTTATCTACAATTAACTTCGATGCAACTGACTCTGATATCCAATACGTTAGCGCAGAAGCAACCTTTAAATATAGCATATATAATATAACAGTTTTATGATGTAATGTATGAATCTTGATGAAATTCAATTGTCATGGGAAGAAGATTCAAAAATAGACGAAGATAATCTACATACGGAATCAACTAAGATTCCTTCTCTTCACGCAAAATACTACAGGATATTAAACAATATTCTTCTAATGAAAAAGTTAGAAGAGAACAAGTTTAAGCAAATCAAAAAGGAAAAGTGGCAGTATTACACGGGTAAGGCAGACCCCGAGGTGTATATTGAAAAACCATTTGACCATAAAGTGTTGAGGCAGGATGTAGACAAATATATGGATTCTGATGAAGACCTCATCAAAGTTCTGAACAAAATAGATTACTTTCAGGTAATGCTGAATTACTTGGACAGTATCCTTAAGTTAATCAACAATCGAACTTTTCAAATAAAGAACTCGATTGAGTGGCAGAAATTTATTAGAGGTTATGACTGATCTTGTTATACGCAAAAAGAATGAGGTTTTTATTACCATAAAGGCAGAACCTTATATTATCCAGGAACTATCGGATCATTTTACATTTGATGTGCCTGGTGCAAAGTTCATGCCGCAATACCGTAGTAAGTATTGGGACGGTAAGATACGCCTATTCAGTTCTCACACTGGAGAAATCTATGTGGGACTACTTGATAAGGTCATGGCATGGGCAAGAAACTATGACTATAAAGTAGAGTTTGAAGATAACAAATTCTATGGTCCTCCATTTGAAGTCAATAAAATGATTTCAAGGGAGGGAGTCAAAGAATACATGACTCGTATTGCTAGGTTCAAACCTAGGGATTATCAGGTTGATGCTGTATATGATGCACTTAAGTTTAATCGTAAACTGTTAATATCACCAACTGCATCGGGTAAGTCATTGATGATTTATTCTGTGGTGAGATACTTTGCAGAAAAAGATCATAAAGTTCTTTTAGTTGTTCCTACTACTTCTCTGGTAGAACAGATGTTTAAAGACTTTGAAGACTATGGTTGGAATGCTGGAGACTATTGTCACAAGATATATTCTGGTAGGGAGAAGACAAATCAATATCCTGTAACGATTACCACTTGGCAATCTATCTACAAATTACCTAGGGCATTCTTCAAAGACTTTGGAGTCATCATTGGAGATGAGGCACACTTGTTTAAGTCTAAGTCTCTTGTAAGCATTATGACCAAGATGGATAGTGCAAAGTATAGATTTGGATTCACTGGAACATTAGACGGCACACAGACCCATAAGTGGGTGTTAGAGGGGTTGTTTGGTCCATCATATAAAGTCACTCAAACAAAAGAACTCATTGATAAAGGTCATCTATCTCAGTTACAGATACATGTTCTATTGATGAAGCATGACCCACATGAGTTTGAAACTTATGAAGATGAAATGCAATACATCATTGGACATGGTAGACGAAATAACTTTATTAAGAATCTTGTTTTAGATTTAAAAGGAAATAGTCTTGTTCTATTCAGTCGTGTTGAATCACATGGTGAACCACTTTACGAATTAATAAATAATTCTGTGAAAGGAAAGCGTAAAGTATTTTATGTTCATGGTGGAGTAGACGCTCAACAACGAGAACATGTAAGGGAAATTACTGAAAAGGAAAATGATGCAATCATTGTTGCATCTTATGGAACATTCAGTACAGGTATCAATATTAAAAATCTCCATAACGTAATCTTTGCATCACCATCCAAATCAAGAATTCGTAACCTTCAATCCATTGGTAGGGTGCTGAGAAAGGGAGATAATAAGAATCAAGCAGTTCTTTACGATATTGCTGATGAAATAGTCTACAAGCAAAGAAAGAACTATACTTTAAATCATCTAGTTGAACGAATTAAAATTTACAATCAAGAAAGATTTAATTATGAAATCATACCAGTCGATCTTAAGAATAAATGAAAGAAGAATTCTATGCAGCAATAAAATTAATATCAGGTGAAGAAGTCTTTGCACAAGTAACTCCTTGTGAAGAAGAAGATAGAACTTTACTTATACTAGATACTCCTGTAATATTTGAATCTATAACGATTAAACATATGGGAGTGAATGCTATGAAAGTTGAACCCTGGATATCCATGGGTGATGACTCTATGATATTAGTTAATATGGATAAGGTAATTACGATTACTGAAGTTAAAGATGAACAGATCCTTTGTATCTACAATAAGTATCTAAGAGATAAGAATCGTGATACTAATCAAACAAAAGTAAATGAAGATATGGGGTTCCTGTCCTCTATATCTGATGCAAGAGTGAATTTAGAGAAGCTCTATAAAAGTAGCTAAGCCATCCCTATGAACCCTGACAGAGTTATTCTACACAGATATTACGATCTTGTCAAGCCCTATCATTATGTGCTATAATGTGAACATAACTCACTAGGAGAACCATGAAATGTCTAGAAAGAAATCTGAGCATTATGTAAACAACAAAGAATTCTTAGATGCACTTATTGTTTATCGAGGGAAAGTTCAAAGAGCAAAGGAAGCAGGAGAACCACTTCCACGTATCACCAACTATCTTGGTGAGTGTTTCTTGAAGATTGCTACGCACCTTTCTTACAAACCAAACTTTGTAAACTACATGTTCCGTGAGGACATGATCTGTGACGGTATTGAAAACTGTGTTCAGTACATTAAGAATTTTGATCCAGCAAAGTCTAGCAATCCATTTGCTTACTTCACACAGATTATCCACTATGCATTCCTGAGAAGGATTCAGAAGGAAAAGCGTCAAATGGATATCCGCACTAAGATTGTGGAACGTTCAGGATTTGATGAAGTGTTCTCCAGTGATGGTGACATTTACAGCACTTCCGACTATAATACTATCAAAGAAAACATCCAGTCTAAACTTTATTCATGAAACTGACAAAAGAACTTGCTGTCCTATTTGAAAAATTTGGATGGGAAGAGGGAGATGAAATTTCTGTTGAAATGGCAGGAACTCAAGTCTCAGGTATTGATGTTGGGGAAGAGTATAACAAGAAGTGGCAATCACCTATTGGTACTCGTAAAATCAATAAAGATGCTTTTATTGTTATCAAGAACCAAGATCGTAGAGACTTAACTAAATCTCAACCGATGGACAGAGAACATCTACCACACCATTTAAAGGAAAAGCAAGAAACATTATCTAATGACTAAAGTTGCATTATTGACAGA